AACCGGATGCCGAACGAGGAAGATGTGAAGCTGGAAAAGGCAAAGAAGATGGCAGAGGCTCAGTATAAAGCCAGCAAAGCATCGATCGCAAAGTTGCAAGCTCAGGAACTGCAGGGGAAAATGCACCGGTCGGAAGATGTGGCGGCTATGACCGCCGACCTCATTTACACGGTACGATCTGCACTGATTGCTCTTCCCGGTCGTCTGGCGGTGAACGTGGCAGCAGTATCGACACCGGCCGAGGCTTGCGACATTATCCGCCGAGAGGTGCATCTGGTGATGTGTGACTTGTCGAACTACAAGTACGACCCCGAAAAATATGCAGAGCGAGTGCGCGACAGAATGGACTGGGATGGAGGCGCGCAGGAAATGGACGATGACGAGTAAGCTGAACGCCAGTCGGTTGAACCGTGCCATCCACAATGCGTTGGTCGCGATGGAGCCGCCAGATGACCTGACAGTAACAGAGTGGGCAGAAAAGAAGCGGCGCCTTTCCAGTGAGGCATCCGCTGAACCGGGCGCATGGCGCACGGAACGCACACCGTATCTGCGAGAGCCGATGAACGCGTTCACAGATCCGCGAGTGAAGCGCATCGTGATGGTGGCTGCCTCGCAGGTTGGCAAGTCGGAGTTCATCAACAACTGTATCGGCTATATCATCGACGAAGACCCCGGCAGCATCCTGTTTGTGCATCCTACCGGCGTTGACGCGAAAGAATACTCCAAACTGCGCATTGCGCCGATGATAAGAGACTGCCCTACCTTGCGAAAGAGGGTCAGCGACCCAAAGAGTCGAGACAGCGGAAACACAATACTACAAAAGACCTATCCCGGCGGTATCCTGACGATGTGCGGCTCCACCGAGGCGCACTCGTTGGCATCTAAGCCAATACGTTACGTGCTCGGCGACGAGCGCGACCGATGGGCGTCAAGCGCCGGTAATGAAGGTGACCCGTGGGATTTGGCGATGGCTCGCCAGACTACTTTTTACAACGCCAAGGCGGTCGAAGTATCAACACCAACGGTCAAAGGTGCCAGCGCCATCGAGGCAAGCTTTGCAGATGGTACCATGGAGCGCTGGAAAACACAATGCCCGCATTGTGGAGGATGGCACGAAATCCGTTTTCAGGATATCCGTTACGAGCACGAGGAAAAAATCATCGCTGGCAAAAAGACTTTTAAGGTCTTGCGCGTGATGTATGTTTGCCCCGAATGCGCCTGCATATCGGACGAGCACACTATGAAGAACCAGCCTGCCCGGTGGGAGGCAGAAAACCCGGATGCGTACGCAAACGGATGCAGGAGCTTCTGGTTGAACGCATTCGTATCCGCGTGGGCATCGTGGGAAAGCATCATTCTGAAATATCTGCGCGCAATCGGTAGCACAAAAAAGCTACAAGTCGTTTACAATACGGCCTTTGGCGAGCTGTGGGAAGATTGCGGCGATGTGCAAGATGAGGACAGTATGTTGAAGCGCCGAGAGGAATACAAAGCAGAGCTGCCGGAGGGAGTTCTTGTACTGACAGCCGGAGTAGATACGCAGGATGATCGACTTGAATACGAAATCGTAGGTCATGGACATTTCGGCGAGACATGGGGCATTCAAAAGGGCGTTATTATGGGCAGACCAGACGATGGCGCTACTTGGCGCGCTCTGGATGACGTGTTGAATAAAGTTTACCACTACGAGGACGGGCTTGGTCTCCGGGTGAGCATGACCTTCGTAGACGAGGGCGGTCACTTCACGCAATCGGTGCGCGAGCAATGCCACAGGCGCATCGGTCGTAAGGTATTTGATATCAAGGGCTTTTATGGCTCTGAACGACCATTCACAGCGCCGCCAAAGAAGCAGAAAATCGTCGTGAACAACAAGTCGGTCGGCACCTGCTGGCAATACCAGATCGGTGTTGATGCCGGCAAACAAATTATTTTTGACAATCTGACCGTGCAGACCCCGGGACCGAGATATTGCCACTTTCCAGCACGCGACGATTACGGACCTCAATATTTCAATGGTCTGCTGTCCGAACATCTGGTGTATGACCCAGACCGCAAGCAACCGTGGCAATGGGATAAGATTCCCGGGCACGAACGAAACGAGCCATTGGACTGCAGAAACTACGCGATGGCGGCATTCAAGGTGTTGCCGGTCAATCTTGATGCGGTTGATAGACGACTGAAAGAAGCTCGCGGAGAAAAGCCTGTGAGCGTTGCAATACTGGCTCCCGCTGCGGCGCACGGAGGAAAACAGCGTAAGCAGGGAAGTCGTGCGGTAGATGATCAATATGACAACTGGTGAGGTGATAGCACATGATCGACAGAACAGAGTTGAAAGCGCGATTGGAATTTCGAAAAGCAGCGCTGAAAAAGCTCCGAGAGGCATATCTGGCGCTGGTAGATGGCGGCGTAAAAAGTTACACCATCGACGACCGAGAGTTAACGAGGCTCGACCTTGATGATCTCAAGGACGAAATCGAGGAGGCGGAGAAAAAGGCGGACGAGCTGACAGCAATGTTGGAGGGGCGCAAGCCCCGCAAAGCTGTTGGCGTAGTCCCTCGTGATTGGTGATGGTTTAGCCTAAATGGGCTTTGCCATGTGATCGTCCGCCGCTTTTGCTCCGTTCACGGTGGGCGATCACTATATATGCTTTAGGAGGTGTTTCTGAGTTGAGTGACAATAAACAACATAAAAGAGTGAAAATAAGAAGTATGCCTGCAAAAGTAGCGGTGCCGCAAGCAAAAGGATATAGTGAAGCCGGCGCCAGCCATACTCGCCGCGCAATTAAGAGTTTTAAGCCCAACAGCGGATCACCTATTGAAGATATCGACGCGAACAATTACACCTTGCGCCAGAGATCGCGAATGCTGTACATGGCGGCGCCTATTACAACATCTGCTGTTAACACCAACCGAACGAAAATCGTTGGTGTTGGTCTTGCACTGAAAAGTTCTGTAAACCGAGATATCCTCGGTATTTCAGCGGAAGAGGCGAAGGTCTGGCAGCGGCGCACCGAAGCGGAGTTTAGGTTGTGGGCTGGAAAACAGCAGAACTGTGACGCAATCGGAATGAATGATTTTGATGGCTTGCAGCAGCTGGCACTTTCTTCGTGGCTGTTGTCTGGTGATGTATTCGCTCTAATCAAGCGCTACCCGCCCACCCGTTTCAATCCATACTCGCTGCGCATCCATCTGGTCGAGGCGGATCGAATCAGCACACCGTCGGAATATGGCTCGAGCATTCTGTGCCCAGACATGACGGAGGGAAAGAACCCGATGACCGGAAACAAAATTCACGACGGTGTGGAAATTGATGCGTCCGGACGAGTAGTGGCTTATTTCATCAGAAACACATATCCATTCCAGACCATTGCAGAGGAAACAAAGTGGACAAGGATAGAGGCTTACGGCGAAAACACTGGGCTGGCGAACATTCTGCAAATGATGAGCAGCGAGCGACCAGATCAGTACAGAGGTGTGCCGTACCTTGCTCCTGTGATTGAGCAGCTGTTGCAATTACGCCGATATACGGAATCCGAAATGACGGCAGCACTCGTGCAGAGCTTTTTCACTGCGTGGATAGAGACAACAGCGGGAACGACGGAAATGCCGTTAAACGAGGTCGGTAGTGGAGATGTTGAGGGCATTCCCACGATGAACCCTCGCGACAACATCTCTAACAGCTCAAACGAATACGAGATGGGACCTGGCAGTATCAACGTTCTTGAGCCAGGGGAAAAGGTGAACTTTGGAAATCCGAACATTCCTTCTGCGAGTTTTGAAACGTTCATGCAGGTTCTGTGCCGGCAGATCGGCGCAGGACTTGAAATTCCTTATGATGTGCTCATGAAGGAATTTAATGCCAGTTACTCGGCGTCGCGTGCAGCACTGCTGGAGGCGTGGGAGGCATTCCGGATGCGCCGCAAATGGCTCATCGGAAAATTCGTTCAGCCTGTGTACGAGATGTGGTTGAGCGAAGCTATAGCTAGAGGCAGAATCAAAGCCCATGGCTTTTGGGATGATCCACTTGTGCGTGAGGCGTGGTGCGGCGCGCGCTGGATCGGACCGGTGCAAGGTCAGCTCGATCCGCTCAAAGAGGCGAAGGCATCCATGCTGCTGGTTGATAACGGCATCAAGACTCACGAGCAAGTTACCCGCGAAATGGGCGGCGGAGATTGGCAGGAGAACGTGGAACAACTCAAGCGAGAAAATGAGCTACTTAAGGACGCTGGTGCCATTCCAACCAGCACGGATAAACTTGAACCCAATAACGAAAACGAGAAAGGGGAAAATGACAATGACGCATAAGACCAAAACGCTTCCCGTTGCAACAGGTGGAATTGTTCCCCGTATTGCTATCCAAAAACAGTGCTATGCAATGGCGATGATGAAAAACGACGAGGCTGAAATCACTATGTATGGCGAGATCGTAGAGTCTCGCCCTATTGACTGGTGGACAGGAGAAGAAATCCCTGGTGACTTCATCATCCAGAATGAGTTTTTAGATGACCTGAAACAAGTGACTGGAGCAAAGAAGCTTACCATCCGAATGAACTCCATCGGCGGTCATGCTGGTGTGGCGATTCTGATCCACAATCGACTGCGCGAGATGGCTCGCAATGGCACCGAACTGGTTTGTGTGGTTGACGGCGTTGCAATGAGCGGAGGTGCTTTGATCGTCTGCGCATGTGACACCGTTACCGTCAATCCGTTGAGCCTGATTATGATTCATAAGTGCCTTACTTCTCTCTGGGGAGCGTACAATGCGGACGAGCTGAGAGAACAGGCAACGCAGAATGATGCGTGGGACAAGGCACAGGTGGCCATTATCAAGCGCAAGTGCGGACTGAGCGATACGGTCATTTTGCACATGATGGCAGAAACTACGACCCTTACCGGCAAAGAGGCAATCGATAAGGGGCTGGCCGATAATCTGCTGGATGATGCTGAACCGCTGGATATTGCAGCCAGCGCAGATGGCAGCTCTCTGTATGTCCGCGGTCGCAAGGTGCCGTTTATGAGCGGCATTGCAATTCCCGGCGGCATCCCCGTTATGAAAGAGGCTCCCGCCGAACTCGAAACAAAGGCACAGTCCGAAGCCACCCCGGCTCCGGTTGATGCAAATAAAGCACCGGAAACAACCGGTGAAGGAGGTAAACCTATGGCAACAAACATTGAGGAACTCCGCAAGGAGTCTCCGGATCTGGTCAAGCAGGTGGAAGCATCTGCATCAGCCGGTGCAATCGCAGAAGAGCGCAAGCGTCTGCAGGAGATCGACAGTATCTCTTGTCTGTATGATGATGCTCTGGTGACCGAAGCCAAGTACGGCGAGCACGCCTGTTCCGCGCAGGAGCTCGCCTACCGTGCTGCGCAGCAGCAGGCTAAGCAGGGTCGCACTTTTGTGATTGGCATGGAAAAAGATGCAAAGGCATCTGGCGCTGCCGATGTTGGCGCCGCTGCTATTCCTGCAAAGGAAGGCGCAGCGGAAACGCCGGAAAGCATTATGGCGCAGGCCAAAGCTGACGCTGAGGCCTACAACAAGAGCAAGGAGGTACGCTGATAATGAGCGAACTGTGCAATAAGGTTGGTTCCATCGGTCAGAACAACCTGATCGCGAAACTTTTCCCGCCTGCCGAGGTCACCGGCGTGATCATCCGCGCGGCAGAAAAGGAGACGACTTTGGTGCGCGGCACCGTGATGGCTCGCAGCAATAAGGATGGCAAGCTGGTTGTGCTGGGCACTGTCGCATCCGGCGATGATGAGGTGCTGACCCCGGCTTATATCCTGTGCGACGACACCGAGATCGGTACCGAGGATACGCCTGCGGTTGCCTACCGCACGGGCAATTTCAATCGTGACGCAGTGACCGTGGCCAACGATTACACCATGACCGCCAACGACGAGGATACGCTGCGCAAGTACGGTATCGTGTTCAGTGCGATGCTGACCGCGTAAGGAGGATAACAGATATGAATATCTACGATACCATTTATATGCTGGCTGCGGTCAATGAGATCGCACCGGAACCCACCTTCTTCAAGCGCCGATATTTCCCCACCGATACGACCATGGACGTATTCGGCACTTCCAAGGTGCTCATCGACTACAAAAAGAATAACCGCAGAGCGGCGCCGTTCGTGATGCCGCGCATCGGCGCTCTGCCGGTTGGTCGTGATGGCTTTGATACCTACGAGCTGGAGCCTGCATACATCGGTCTGAGCAAGCCGCTGACTGCTGATCAGCTCAACAACCGTGGCTTTGGCGAGAGCATCATGTCCAACATGACTCCCGACCAGCGTGCGCGCCGGTTCCTGATGGAAGACCTTAGCGATCTGAGCGCTCGCATCAGTCGCACGGAGGAATGGCTGGCCTGCCAGACCATGCTGGATAACGGCTGCGTCATGCGTCATCAGACCGACAACCCGGAGGTCTACGAGGACATCCGCGTTAAGTTCTATGATGGTGAGGATAACCCCGCTCTCTTTACTCCGGCGGCGAAATGGATGCACTCCAAGAAGGATGCCGACGGCAACATCATCGTTGGCAATTGGTACTATGATGTCTGCTACATGCTCCGTATGCTGACCCGCCGTGGTCGCCCTGCTACTGATCTGGTCGTTGCAAACGACGTTGGTGAGTTCCTGCAAGAGGACGCATGGGTGATTGAGGCGATGAACAGTCGCCGCAACGATTACGGCGCGCTCAATCCCACCGAGCTGACTCCGTATGTTACCAGCCTCGGCACCTTCAACTTCGGTGGCCGTCGCCTCGAAATTCTGGTGAACGACGGTACCTTTGAGGCGCTGGATGGAAACGAGAAGCCTTTCCTCGAGTCTGGCAGCGTTGTCGTTACCGCTAAGAACTGCGGCAAGGGTCTGTATGGCGCAGCTACTCTGTTGGAACCTACGGCAGATGGTCGCGGCGAGTTCCGCACCTATGCAGGCACCCGCATTCCGCAGCACATCTGCACGTTCCGTCCTCCTGTTAAGGAGACACAGATGATCAGCCGTCCGCTGTT